GCAGCAGGCATCTATCGCTATGGAAGAAGCATTGGACGCTGTTTTTTACAACACTAATTTTGATGAAACAAAGAAAAAAATAATAAGGGATTTGGTTGTTTTGAAAAAGGCAGCCATTCATGTTCACTATGACGAGGACTACAATATTATTCCTTCATACGAAGATCCGATTGATATAATTACTCCTTATTCAAAATATGATGATTTCCGGAATATTCCGTATATAGGGGTTATACGGAAATATACCATTGGGGAAATAGCGCAGATGACAAATAAATTCAACGATGAGCAATTATATGAGATAGCGAAAAGTTACGCGGGCAAAAATGAAAACTCTACATGGAATTGGGGAAATACGTATGAAGGATATTACTGGAACAATCAGGGAATTACTTCACGCCCTTATGACGATTATAATATAAATGTCCTTGAATTTTATTTCCTTTCCATCAATAAACAAAAATATGAGAAGAAAGAAACTTTTGCCAACAGGTTTTATTTCAATAAGAAAAAATCGGATTATGAACCGCCAAAGGAAAGCAAGTACAAAAGGGAAATTATAGAAAAGAATGTTCAATACAGGTATGAGGGAAAATGGATTATCGGCTCTGATTTTATTTTTGATTATAAGATGTCGGAAAATATTGAACGTAAAAAAACATTAGGGGCATATTCTTCAAAAGCCCATCTTTCTATTATAATGATTTATCCCGATATTTACGATATGGAGAATAAGTCAATTGTTGAACGTCTTATTACACATGAAGATAAAATCAACCTGATTAATCTTAAAAGGCAGCAATTCCTTATTAAAGCAGTACCGCCCGGACTTGCCATTGACCTTGAAGGACTTGAAAATGTAACAGCGGGGATAGGACAAGGTTCTAATGAGCCGATAGAAATTACAAAGATGTACGAACAGACAGGCAATTATTTATTCAGAAGCCGGGATAAAGCAGGTAATGTTATCAATAGTTCTGTCATTACACCGCTTCAAAACGGAATCGCGCGGGACTTTTACAATTTAGTGAATGAATATAACTTTGAGTTACAGCAGATGAATGATGTGATTGGCTATAATACAGCAGTGGATGGAAGTACGCCAGACCCAAAGACATTGGTAGGGGTACAGAAACTTGCGGTTAATGGCACTAATTCATCTTTAAGACCTTTGAATTTCGCTTACATACGCCTTATCGAAAGGACAGCGGATAGATTGGCATTGATGATACAGGACAGCATGGAATTTGAAAATGAAGCGTTCTCGCGTTCCATTGGAAGATTTGCAGCAGAGATAATAAAATACGGTAAAAAAATATCGTTGGTGGAATTTGGCATTAAAATACAATTATTGCCTGATGAAGCGGAAAGGGCGCAGATAGAATTTCTGATACAGACAGCCCTTGCTAATAAAGAAATAAAAACTTCCGATGCTATTATGATAAGGCAGGTGTTGAAACAAAATGTAAAACTTGCAGGACAGATGCTTGTATTAAGGGAAAAGAAAAATTTTGAAGAACGACAGGCGGAAGCGCAAAATAATGCACAGATAAATGCAGAACAGCAAGCACAGGCGGGGGAAAGAGTAGCGCAGGCAAATCAGCAGGCGGAAATGATTATATCGCAGGCAAAAGCACAAACGCTTACTTTAGAATATCAGTTAAAAGGAACTCTATCGGAGCAGGAACACAAACAGCGGTTGGAAGAAATTGCTTTACAGAATGTGGGCAAAGTGAATGTGGCGCAAACGACCAGCGATGGAAAGGTGATAGAGAACAGGATAAAGCAGAAGATGGAGAAAGTGGCGCCTTAGTTCACAAATTGATAAAGTATTTTTTTGTATATTTGTATTACGCAAGTAAATCCGTATCTGTGGGGCTCCGAAGTGTTCCTCGCCCGAAAGGGTAAATAGCAGATACGGTTTTGCATTATTCATACTCTTGGCGCAGGAAACCCCAATCCCTTTAGGGTAGGTGTAGTTTACTCTATTTCGATGATGTATTTTTTTAAATTATTACAAATATCTTTTAAAAAAATAATAACAGGGTCATTCTTCTCTTTATCATTATTTTCCTCTTCGTTTTTTTCGGCACTATGAAATAGCCAATAAATAACATCATTTGGCGTTACATGGTGATTTGTTTTTGCTCTGAAATTATCACATTCAGACGCTATTAAACCGTAAATACTTTTTGTTATCCTAAATCCTATGTCATGTTTAGGTCGGGTATATAATATATCATCGTATTTCCCGGACTTTATTCCATCTTCACCAATGAGCATAGCCGCTTGGTGGTTTAAAATTTTTTTGTCCATATTCACTTTATTAATTCGTATAATTTAATATCCAACGCTTTCGCTATACGTCCTGCAACATTTACCGTAATTCCCTTTCCATTTCTAAGTATAAAATTGACATGTTGCCTATCAGAGCCGATGGCGTAGGCAAGTTCCGATTGATTCATATTTTTTTCTTTCAATAACCGTTCAATATTCTTTATAATTATTTCCATATTCTCTTTAAGGAGTTTGGATGCTTCCGCTTTGGTGATTTCTTTTACTTGATATTTTTCACCTGATTTTATCATGCAATTTCACTTTTTTGAATATCTTGTATGGCATTAAAAATTTCTGTTATCGGAATAAATATACATTGAGATTTCCACTTTCCTGAATTTTGCGGTTTCGGCAAAAAATATTTATTTTTCCATATTGGGTAATATTTTATAAAAGCAATTCTCAACAGCTGAAAACTGATTAAATAACAAATTTTTATATCTTCAAAAGTAAATAATACAAGTTCTGTTTGTTTTGATTCATCTAATGTCCATCCTGTTTTACCTTTATTATATTCCGTTGGAATTGCGCTCCATATTTCAAGGGCTAATTCAGGGTGTCCGTTTTTCCAATATTTACTTGCTCCTTTATCTCGTCTTTTTGCATCTATCGCTATTTTTCTTCCGCCGCGCAAATAAGCATAATAATCAATTCCTGTTAAGTCATCATCAGTATTTGTTTTAACAATTTTTATACATCCTACAATCATTTTTTTTATTGTTTCTGTATCTTCTTTTTGACAAATACCCTGACTGAATTTAAGGCGTTCATAAAAATCAAATATTTCCCCAACTTGTCCAATTGTTTCTTTTTTTTCTTGCATATAACTCGATATAAGGTGAATGACTACATGATTCTACTAATTGAAAAAAATCATCTGGTTTTTCGCTATGTATTTTTTCCCTATTGGCAGCAAACCAAGTACCTGCATTTTTTCTCTTTAATGGAAGCGAACCTTTTACGCCAAATAAAATTTGTTCTGTTGAACCCCTGAAATAGTTTCCCATGCCTATACTCGGTTTACACCATGTTAAACAAGTAATATACCTGAATCCCCATGTCTTTAGTAAATCAAATCCTTTCGGCAATGACCTGTTTGTAATCCATAAATAAATATGAGCGTTCTTTTTAGAAATTTTATTTATCGGTAATTTCAATAAGTCATTATATGGTATTGTAGTATAGGTAGGTTTTGCTCTGCCGAATTGATTTACATCTTTCTCATCCCCCCAATCCCAGGGCGGGTCAATTACAATAGTCGAATAAGTATCTTGTATGTCTGAAATATTTTTTATACTTTTTGTTTTTTCTTTATATTTCAGCGATTCCTTGTCCTTATTAATCAATTCCTGTCTTTGATACTCCTTTGATAATCTTAACATCCCCGCAGTTGTCAATTCCCGGATATTTTTCCATTTCTTTTCTGAAATTTCCTTTTCAAAGGCATCTTCCGGTATGTCCGAAATGGTTTTGAAAGTACTGCTCTCCTTGCGGGTAATGCCGATAGAATCAAGTCCCTTCGCGGTACTTGATTTTTTTGCATTAATAGTTTTCGTTTTTATTTCGCCTTTTTCCTGCCCATCTTTTATCAATTTGCCAAGTATTCTTTGCGTCCTTATCTTCTGCTCCGCCACGATATTTTGGAGTTCGGCATCTTTTTTCTCCGCCTTTACCCACACTTCAATCGCTTTTACCTTGTTCAGATACTTCATACCACCTTCAATGGTTTTTATTTTCAATAATTGCTGTTTCGCATTATCTCGTAATGCCAATGTCCGGTTCATAGATGCAAACATAGTAATATTTCTATATGACAAGCATTTTTTCTTATCAACTTATCTTTGCCATATAATTTAATTTAATAAAAAAATGAATGATGATTTAACAACTATTCTTCAGAAAGAATTTTCTGATAAAAAGTTACAAGTAGATGAAACCGTACCTGAATTTCAGGGGGCGGTTGAAAAAGACAACAAGGAGAATGGTGAAAACCACAATCCCGAAGATATAAAGGGAAAGGACGAAAAATCCAATCCCGATGTTCTTTCTAATACTGATTCGCCAAAAGACGATAAAAAGACAGAAGTCAAAAATGATGTAAAAGTTCCATCTTTTGAAGAACTCCTTGCAGAGCGCACGGAAGGCAAATTTAAAACATGGGATGAATTACAGACCATTCTTAATGAGCCGAAAACGGAGTTTGCTAATGAGCAAATGAAGAAAATCAACGACTATGTTAAGAACGGAGGCACTTTTGACAAAGATTGGTTTTATTATCAGAATACGGATTTCAACAAATTAGATGACCCGTTTGAACTTATTTCAGAGGCAATGCGCCTTGAGGAGCCGGGGATAACGGACAAGGAAATTGAATACCGCATTAAAAATGATTATAAAACCGAAGAATGGAGCGGAGAAGGAGAAGATCCTACCGAAGTTGAAGAAGTGATGACTGCCCGTCTGCAAAGAGAAGCGGATAAGGCAAGAAAAAAACTTAACGACTTTAAGGACAAGTCATCCATAACCGTTCCGCAAAAGTCAAAAGAGGAGTTAGATGCCGAACTATCAAAAAACAAGACAGTACAGGAAAATTGGGAAAAAACTGTCGAAGAAAATATCAAAAGTTTTGAAAAGATTCCTGTACAGATTGACGAAAAAGAGGTTTTTGATGTTATTGTCTCTGATGATGAAAAGAAGGCGCTTAAAAAAATGGCAAAAGACATGGGTACTTCAATGATGCCGCTATTATCTAAATTTTTGGATAAAAAAGGCAATGTTGATGTAAGGTTGTTGCAAGAAGGGTTATACAAAATGCAAAATTTTGATAACGCCATTAAAACAGCATATCAACAAGGGCTTGCCAAAGGCGACCATAAAACAGTCAAAGAGATAAAAAACACCAATTTTAAACCGGATGGTAAGACGGATACTCCTAAAATGAAATCGTTGGCGGAACAGATTGCGGATGGAATACTAAAAAGTAAGTAAAAATCATTTAAAACTATAAAATATTATGCCTACACCAAGTTTATTACAAGCAGCAACAGAACATAATTGGGTCTCCTCTATTGATTCTGTTGTGAACATACTAAAGCCGAGCATTGATTCGGAGTTAGTAAAACGATACGGAGACCAGAATATGACAGGTTTCCTTGAAATGCAGGGAGCGACAAATCCTGTATCTCAACTGCAATATACACACTTTGAAGAAGATTTTCTTCATGATGTTGTAATTGCAACAGGAACAGCGGGAGCAGCCAATGCGGCAGTTACTTATACTATTATAGGGGGGTATACATATACCTATCCTCTATCGGCGCAAGCGCCCTATATAGTAGCGTTGCCTTCAACTCTTACTAATCCTGTGCTGAAACAACAAGTACTTCGATTTCCTAATGGAACTGAGGGAATAGTTGATTCAGTCAATTATGCAGCAGGAACATTTGTAGCATATCCTACTGTACTTGGAACAAACCTTCCTACCACTACTTCTGCCAGCAAGATTGTAATTACAGGTAATGCTCATGGAGAAGGAACAGACCAACCTTTGTCCCGGAACAGCAGAGTTATTCGCTACACGAATAATATGCAAATCTTTAAAGCAACCCATAAAACTACCGGGTCGGCTTTAGGAGAGCAAATATGGTTTCAGGTTGAAGGACTTAATGGCACTAAGGGATTTCTTTGGTACTATAAAGGGCAGTTTGACGAAGAGAAGCGTTTCAAAAACGAAAAAGAAGTGAGTTTGGTGGTAGGCAATAAGATTACTAACAATGCGGCTGTTATCGGTTTTTCTGTTCAACCGGGACAGGAATCAACGATTACTTCTGAAGGATTGATACCTTTCATTGAAAATAATGGAAATATCACCACTTATTCTCTCATCACCGGATTAACCCTTGCTGATTTTGAGACCATGATTGCTACGCAGCTTGACAAAAATCGCGGGGCAAAGGAGAACACCTTGTGGTGCGGAATCAATGTAAGGCAGTCCATTGACCGTTTTATGAGGGCAGAGATGAAGGAAGGCGGTATTTCCTATGGTGCTTTCAACGGCGACCAGAAGAAAGCCATCTCCTTTAATTTTGATTCTTTCCAACTTACCGGTTATACGTTTCACATGAAAACGTATGATGTTTTCAATTATCCTAACATGCTGGGAGCAACAGGGCAGCCGTATGTAAATATGGCGCTCGTAGTTCCTGCGGATAATGTGGTAACATCACTGGGAGAGAACAAAACGAAAACCACTGTTCCATCGCTGCGTATTAACTATCTCTCACAAAAAGGTGCGGGAGGTTCTTATGACCGTTTGATGGAAACATGGCTGACAGGCGGCGCTAATGGAATCTACACAAACAACGTAGATAGTATCCAATACAACCTTCGTTCTCATTGCGGGTTTGAAGGATTTTCTCCAAATCGCTATTGTAAGATAATAAACAGCTAACAAATCAGTTAATCAGAGAGGGTAATAAAAACCCTCTCTTTAACTAATATTGAAATGACGGATACAACTTATATATACGGATTGAAAGATCCTCGTGATGAGAAAATCAGATACATAGGGAAAACTTCACATCCTAAAGAAAGATTAGGTCATCATATTCAAGTTAAGTATAATAATCACAAATCTAATTGGATTCAATCTCTTTTACAAATAGGATTAACTCCTTCTATGGAGATAATTGATGAAGTGCCTATTTCAGAATGGGAATTTTGGGAAAAGCATTATATGAAATTATTTAAGTCATTTGGGGCTGATTTGGTTAATTCAACAGAGGGAGGTCGTGGCGGAAAAGATAATCATAATCCTTCTGAATTGACAAGAGAGCGTATGCGGATTGCTCAACTCGGCAAAAAACATACAGAAGAATCTAAGAAAAAGATGAGTGAAAACAGAAAAGGCATTATTGTTTCCGATGAAACTCGTAAAAAACTTAGCGAAGTTGGAAAAGGTCGCAAAATGTCTGCCGAATCAATCGCTAAAACTGCTTCTGCAAATCGAGGAAGGAAAAACACGCAAGAAGTAAAAGACAGAATCAGCCAAAAACTTAAAGGCAGAAAAATTCCGCAGGATGTTTTGATACGAAGGGCAAAAAGCCAGATGAAACCTATTTTACAATTTGATATAGATAATAACTTTATCAAAGAGTGGAATAGCGCTAAGGATGCAAAGTTAGAACTAAATCCCGCTAATCATGGCTTATCCGATGTTTTAAAAGGCAGGAGAAAGACATGGCAGGGATGCAAATGGGAATACAAAATTTAAAATCAAAATTCAATTTAACAATAACAATTTAATTTAATAAAAAAAATGGAAACTTTAACAGAAAGGGAACAGCAAAAAAGGTACGGCACTATTGAGGACTTCAATGCCAATAACTTTAACAAAAGATACGTTTTTGTGTTAAACCATAAAAATACCAATCCATCCATCGAAGGGAGATTTTTCCCTAATTCATTTTCATTGAAACTTGAAGATTCTATCTTGTGTCCAATCAAAAAGACAAACAGGGTTATTCGTGTTGTGGATGGAGAGATAAGCATTTACAAAGACGAACAGACGGAAGATGGTCAAAAGAGAGAACCTAAAAGGGTTGTTTTTTCTCCTCTGGGGGATTTCATTGTGGAAGGACAGGAGAAATTAACGCTTGAATGGTTTTTAAAAACAGATAAAAACGGAAACAATAAAGACAGGAACACATCAAAAAATATTTTGTTCTACCTGCTTAATCTCAAGCAAGGATTAGACGAACAGATGGGAAAAGACAAATCGGAAGCGGAAGCATTAAATTGGTGTTATACCGCTGATTTCAAGCATATAAAACGATATGCAAGGGTATTGGGGATGGACATTGATAAAGACCCGGAAGAAATACGATGGGGGATTAGAAATGTCGCTAAAAAAGACCCTGTGAAATTTAACGATGGGCGAAAAAACAAACACACTATACGCAAATTTTATGTTCACGAAGGGATAGATAAAGGTATTCTTCAAGTTGATAGCAGGACTAATGCAATATCATGGGCGAAAACAGGAAATGTTATTATTACTGCACCGATAGGCGTAAATCCTATTGACCATTTTGTTGATATTAGTTTTTCTAACAGGGATATGGAATTAACTTTTGAGGTTCTGAAAGAACAGATTGAACCAACGGAGCAGAACAAAGAAAGTTTGCCAGAGGTAATTCCTGTTGTAAAAGACATGCAGTTATTGACAACGCAGGAACTCATAAATATTGCTTTGAAAAAAGGAATCATAGTTCAAAAGACGGCTTGGTTTTATTTCCTTGACAAATCATATCAGGGGAAAAAATTAGTTGAAGCGATTGAATCAGACGCTAATTTGAAATTGTCTCTTGAAAAAGCTATTTCGGAGAAGGCGTAGTGTTTTTGTGTTTTTTCAAAGCCCATTAGATAGTTAATGTTTAATGGGCTTTTTTGTAAAAAATAAATAAAAAAAGAAAAAAGATGCCTACCATATTAACAAATCAAGATTTGGGTTGGAACACCACGTTTTCGTTGAATACTACACCGAAAAAATTTATTCTTACATATATTGATGTTTTCACTGCCGCTGGCGTGGCTCTTAGTGGTGTGAAAGGTGTTTTTAAAATTACATCGCCAAGCGGAACTGTGATATACGCCAATACCGTATTTGGTGCTGGAAGCGATATTGTAGCAGATATTTCACTTACAAATGCTATACTTCTACCTTTGCCAAATTTATCGAACCAAGCACCCGAAACCGGAATTTACACTATTCAATCCACTTGTCAGATAATTGATGGAACAAATCCTACGTATTATATTACAGCGACAAATACATATAATTTTACTTATGCTTCGCCATCAGTAAGCATAGTTCCACAGGTAGATTGTATTCAGCCTTTATTTTCTGTGAGTGATACAAGTAACTATATAGTAGGCGGCATTACTCCGACCAATACAAGGACGATTACATTGGATTACCCGGCAAACAGCGGAGGTACGCCTGTTACGAATACGACATCCGCAACGATAACAACTTCTACCTTCTTTAATGGATTGCAGGCGGTTACTGTTTCAAGCGTATTAAGCTATACGGTTTCAACAGGTTTTTTCATTGCCGATACCGTTACGGGAACAAAGTCAATAAATGTAGATTGTTCGTATGTCTGTCAATTATATTGCTGCCTTAAATCTCTTAGGAACAGAAAAGAAAATGCACGATGCGTAGATACTGTGCTTTTTGAGAGATATGAAAAACAATTTGCCGAAGTGATGGCGGAACTTGAAATGTTGTTCTTAGCCATTGACTGCGGAAAACAGGCGGATGCGAATAATCATATTTTAAAAATAAAAGACCTTGCTGAATGTGCCGATGACTGTGCCTGCACCGATGGAACACCTACCCTCGTTACAGGGCTTGGTATTCAAAATGTGAATGTGGTGGTGGTATCAGGAGGCACTCCTATAATTGTAACGAGCGCAACGGTGGGGGGAATTACTACTTATACCGTAAGTTTTGATGCCGCATTGGTAACGAAAATAAATAATTCCTATAATACAGTAGTAACAGCAGGGACAAATGTAACTGTAACAGATAGCGGAGTAATAAGCGGGGTCAGGACATTTACCGTAAATGCAGCGATTATTCCTACTGCATTAAGCGATTCCCAATGGTTTAGATGTTCAGTT